AACAAATTTGTATCTTCATAAATAGCATCACCACCTTCATTAACTGCAAATATCTTTGGGAAATCACCATACTCATTATCTTCACCACCTCTTCGGTACTCGGTAATTCCTTTTACAGTAAACTTAACATTTCCATTTTCAATAATCGCTTTTCTAAAATTTGACATAACCTTTATTTTTAATTATTAATACCCTATGAATATACGAAAGATAGCCCGGGAAGCCAAGCCTCCCGTGTATTATTTTTACCAGTTGTTAACATCATCTTCTCCACGTTTTTCGTGGTCATGTTCACTATAAACTCTTAGGTTTAAATACTTACCATCTCCAAGATAAGATGTATCTTCTCTGATGTCTTTATCATAAGCAAATACAAATTCATACTCCTCTTTTGTAAGGATTTCTTTTGTATTCATAATTTCTTCATACCTAAAATACTCTTGTTCTGCAATGTAAAGACTTTCTGGACTCATCATATAACCTTAATTTTTAAATGTTGTGCTTAACTGCTCAACATGGTAAATATACGAAAAATAAGGCGCGTATCCAAATAAATACGCGCCTATCTTTAATTTATTTTATTATTTATTAGATAAATATTACCAAGGTAATCCGGTATCTTCAGTTCTACTATCGTGTTCAGCAATTAAAAGGGCTAAAGATGCTGAATTGTTTGTTTGGATTGTATTAACATCTATACTTCCCGTCACCCATGATAAAATTGTATCTTCTGTTAAATTATTATATTCTATAAAGTCTGGGTCATCAGGGGATTTACTGTCTAAATGAAAATCATTTTTTTCTATTACAGCAAATCTTCCATCTACTCTACTTTTACATTGGTACGAAGCAGTTGTAATTAACCCATCATTTAAGTTTCGGGTTAGATCAATTATTCTCCATTTATGTTGCATATCTATTTAATTTTATATTTTATTATACATATTAATTTTTTATAAAAATTCCATTTTTATTTAATTTTTAGTTTTTCTTTTAGATGTGGTTTTAAATGTATTAGTATATGGTTTTGGTTTTGGGTTTTCAATATCAAATAATGCCTTAACATGGTTAAATATCTCTAGGTTTTCTTCTTGAGTACGAGGTGATTCGTACACTTCCCAATTTTTACCTTTTAAACGTTTACCTGATTTATCTGCTCCTCTGGATTTAGATTTTAGCCAAAGCACACCTATACGATCAATTTTTTTACCGTAGCATTCTTCATAGCATTGAGCATATACTGCACTTTGTAAATCGTATGTTGTTTGTAAATGGTTAGATGTTTTAAAATCTATAATCCAACGTTCCATTTTTCCATCTATCTCTAATTCACATACTAAATCACAGGTACCTGCTACTTGTATTTCATCTGAGAATAGATGTACTTCTGCTTCTATTAATGTTGGGTTGTAAGTTTCCCAAAAATCTACAAATCTAAGAAACATTTGCCATACATGAGTAGGCATTTTAGGGTTTCCATCTTTATATAAAAATGTAATTTCTTCCCCATTTAACCAATCTTCAATCATTTCATGTACTAATGTTCCTTCTTCAGCTGCTTTTTTAACAATCCATTCAGCACTATAACCTACTTTTTTAAGCCAGTCTTCAAAATATTTACCTTTTGGGTAAGAGCTTAAAACATGGGTTACTGAAGGATAATATTTACCATTTCGCCTATAATACCTTGAATCAGGCATTGTAACTTGTTGATAATCATCCGAAATTTCGAGTATTCTTTTGTATGATTTTTTTATCATATAAATAGTTTTCGTTCCAATAATGAAGAATAAGTTAGTGGAACTGTTTTTTGTATAAGTCTTGTGAAATTTTCAAAACCCATTTCACTCGGGTCCTTATCTTGCATATCTATAAGATAGACTTCTTTACCTTGTGCCATTAAATTTTCACAAAAACGTAAAGCTTGTTTAATTGCATCCTTATCCAGAGCAATATAAATTTTATCAACTAATGAAGTAACAATTTTCTTCATTAAATTTTTTTGTATATTTTTTCCTAATAAAGGAATTGCATTTCTTTTAATAGCAATAGCATCAAATGGTCCCTCACATAATACTATTGGAACATTCCAATTAATTAAATGTTCATTTGGAATAATGTCTCTACTTACTTGAGGGTTTCTATATTTAACATATGGTTCTTTTTCAAATGAACGAGCAGTATAATAATTTAAGGCCCCATCTTTATCATAAGTTGGAAGTATAACCATATTTTTATATAAACCTTGTTTGCAATATCCTATATTATATTTTAATATATCGTGTTTACTTACATTTCTCTTTTTTAAGTACGCAGTAGCGTGTCTAGCCATGATATCGCTGTTATCAACGTCATTTAGGCTAATAAACCCATCAGGTAACGATATACTAGTTTGTGCTTTAGGTATATAATTACTATCTACATTTTTAGATAATGATTTAGCTTCATTAATTTTATCTTGACTAGCACCTGCTATTCTTAATAATAAACTAATAGATTTACCTTTTTTACCACAAACCCAACAATGCCAAGGGTTATGTCCATCTTTACTTTCAGTAAAATTAACTTCTAATTTTGGTTTATGATGTTTACAGCTAGGACATTGGTAAGCCATATTACCACGTGCAGTTTGTTTGCCCGTACCAAGTACTGAATTTACTAATGTAACTAATAACTGATTCACCATAACGATGTAATATACGTTAGTGTTTTTTAATTTCCACTGGATCTTCAAATTCTTTAATATCTGCAAAATCTTTAGTATAAAATTTGCCTAATATATTGTCATTAAAAAATTCATCTGGTTTTTCTAACACTTGGTATAACATCTGGTATTTTACTTCAAAATAGGTTAGTAATTTTTTGCTGGGAACACATTTAATAATGCTTCGTTCCCAATCTGAAGTTTTACTTTCTTTAAGTAATGTTTTAATTTCTTTTTGTGAGCCGTAATATGTTTTCCAATCTGATTCCTTAACAGCTAATTTATAAGATGGTTTACGTCCTATTACTGTACCCAAAGCTTCTAATTCTTTTTTTCCTAGTTTTACTTTTCTAGTAAAAAATAATACTTTTTTGCCTATATAAATTTTGTTTGAAGGTATGTGTTTTACCTGATATACAAATCCGTAAGTATTTGGGGGGAATTCTGTTATGTCATTAATCGTTTCACTATTATAGATCCAACTCATAATTATTTGCTTTAATTAAACATTATTGCAACATGATAATACATATTAATTTAATTATTAATATAATATTCTTTCATTTCGCTTTTATTTGTGGTTTTCATAATAAAATTTAAAGGAGATGGGGGAGATAGCAAATTATTAAAATTTTTATTATTATTTTTAATAATATCTTTATGTTTTTTTGGAATATTAGGCATTTCACCTAATTTTTTCCATATAAATTTTGATTCTTCTCGTTTAGATAAATACCATCCATGGTAAGCTTTTAAAAAATACAACATATAATCACCAGGATATCCAATATCGTATTTTAGAGGTGATAAATTTATATATTTTAAACCTAAACTAGCATATAAATAAGCTTCACGATGTTCAGATATTTCAGAATAATATTTACTTAAAAAATAATACGCTTCTGGTCTAGTAGATAAGTGTGTAATAGCTAATTCTAATTGTGCTTTTTCCCATTGTTTTCTTCTTCCAATTGTATTTACTTGTTTCCATGTTTTTAAGAGACAATTATAAGATAATTCTATATCTACATTAATTAATAATTCAGCAGCTCTTAAAAAATAAGATAACGCAGCAGCTCCTTGTCCTAATTGTTCATATGTTTCTCCTAATTCTGCATTAAAATGAGGATTAAGAGGCTCGTTAATATAATTATGTAAATGTGTTTGTAAATTACTCATCAATATCCCATTTTAATTCATCTAATAAATTTAAAGGCATTTTTAGTGCATAGGCAGCATTGTCTTGATAACCATAAGTTATAATTAAGTTATTATCTTTTATAATTAAACCACAAGAAAATTCAATCATAGTATCCATAAACTTAAATTGTTCTGATATACGTTTAACTTTCCAATTTTTATCCCATATAATAAATCTATGGTAATAATGCGCATCTTTTTTTAAATTTTGGTGATGATAAAAATGAGTATCATGTGTAACACATATTCTATCTCCATCATCTCCAAAAGGTATTACTTGTGAACCTCCTCTTATCCCTAAAGGTAAATTTAATTTTTGTTTACTTTTAAATACTACTTCACTAGAAATAATATCTATTTTACCTTCTTGTACTTTTTGTTTTGCTTTATTTTCAGGGTTTATTTTTATAATTTCTAAAGGATTACACCACCTTACATAATGAAATGGCATATCTAAAATGGGCATCCAATTTTTTTCTAAATATGTATGTGGATTTACTTCAACTCTTTCTCTAGTTGTTTCATAAACTCCATCTGGTGTTATATCTAACTTACATAATTCCATTCGACCTTCACCATTACTTTTCACATCTCTTCTTACACCACAATAATACAATTGTCCCTCCCATCGTACTAATCTAACATCTTCTAAACCAATAAAACTCCAAATAGGTTGATGATGTTACTTCTAAAGTATTAGGATCTAGTTTACAAAAATAATTTTTGGTTCTTAATTTAATATCATCTTCAGGATTTAAATAAGATAGTGTACCCCATTTACAATGGAAATTTTGTTCAAATTCATTATGGTATAAAATATAATGTACATTTCTAATATTAGCAAGTATATCACCGTTGTCATCTAAATAAATAGAAACATTACAAAGACCCATACCTCTACCCTGTTCTTCAGATAGTAATAATGGTGTAATACTTCCTCCATTATTAATTACAAATTTAGATAAGTTGTTTAGCATATGTTATCTATAATGTTGGCCACCTAACCAAATTACAAAAGATTTTCTTACACCTTTTGTAACTGGGGCTACTCTATGCATCATAAATGAGGGGAAAATAAACACACAACCTGCTCGTCTTTCAGCTTTTACAAAAGGACCATCCATACTTCCACCTCTAAATAATTCTAAATCACCACCTTCATATTCATCTGGTTCGGATAATTGAACTGTAATTGATACTTTTCTTTTAGATAACATCCCTGGACCAATATCAGCATGCCAATCATAATGTCCTTGTTCAGAAGCATAATATTCAGTATATTGTATTTGTTCTGGGATTAAACTTAAATCAAAATTCCATAAAGCAAAGTTAGCTTCAATAGCATATTCAGACAATTTGTCATATAACCAGTACCATTCAGTATTTTGAGGTACCCATTTTACTTTAGATGATCTTACTTTTTTATCATTCCCCGAAACCGTACTAGCTTGTTGAAAGGGTAAATTTGCAACATCTTCTTCAATTTTTTCTAATTCTTCTTTACTAAATCCATTAAGAAGATAGTAATAATTTTGTAAATCAACTTCTTGTTGATCAAAAGCATATGATTGAAACATAGTTATATTATTTTTTCGATATTAAATATACAATCCTCATTTAGATAAGGCAAGTTATTTATTGGTTCTGTTAAATTTCTTCCATAATATAAACCACTATTAGTGTTAAATTCTGGAGGGTTTGCTATTATATTATTATGTAATTCATATCCAAATACATTTGGATTAGTTCCTATCCAAAATACATTGGATGGTTTTCTTAAAGCCATTGCTAAATGTTGAGTAAACGAATCAATAGTATATATTTTATCTGCCATGCTTAATAAAATAGCTACTTTTCTTATTGGGCCAATTTCTTCTTTTACATTTTCAAATATAGGTTGATTTGGGCTTTTTATATGATATATAGTATGAGTATCCTTATATTTTTCAATAAGTCTTTTTGTTATTTTTGTTGGAATATCTCTTACCCAATTATAAGGTATTTCAGGTACTGCACCCCCATGAGGATGAATGACCATTATAGGTTTATCTGATTTGTATAAATTTTTATAATCTTGTATTTCTTGATTAT